CTTTCTTTCCAAAGTGAAAAGTTCAAGTCAACTCTTTCTTGAGGAGTCTTGTATAAATCCAATGGATGATAATCTGTCGTGCCATTAGTTGTTTCATGTATAAGATCTTTTTTGCTGTAACATTCTGAAATAATAGAATCTGGGTTTAATCTAATATCATTCTTATTCAAAATTGGAATATCATCTAAAACTGTGGCATCATTAATGATGTTTGAATAATATTCATTGTTGTTTTTTATATTATTTAAAAATTGTGTGATTTGAGGCATCATCTACTCTCCTTGCTCGTGATACATTTATGTACCAAGTCAACAATTTTTCCAAACGTTTCCATTTCTGACATAGAAATTTTTTGTGGGGGAAGCATTATGTCAAATTGTTCTTCAATATCTATAACTAATTGCGTGATTGTCAGAGAATCAAAATCTAAATCATCAATCATTTTTCTTACTTCTGCTAAATTTGCCCTTGTAAGAGTCCGATTTCCGATTGTATAGCTTTGGCCAGTCAATATTGCTTCCTCAGCCTTGACGTACCACTCTAACCGGACATCAATTAGCCTTGGCTTACTTGAATAACTAGTTGCCATACATCCTCCTAAATATCTGCTGCTTTACTAGCTCTGCGAACACGTTTACGCATTGGTTTCTTTCGTGGAGTAGTTACTGTTGTAGTGGAATGGCCTCCACCTTTAACTACTTCCGCCAATCTATCCCAATCAGGATGGATTGAGTTCATACACGCTAGGTTATATACACGTAAATCCAAAGGTTCATTACGAACCCCTGCAGTAGGTTCCCATATTTCATGGATAACGCCCTTACGTTTTACTTTCTTCTTGTGTTCCGAAATGATCCCTTTGAAATACAACTCGTCATACCCTCTAGTTCCTAGGAATTCTTCATCCAAAGGGAAATGAAAGTACTTATCGCCAGGTTCATCGATGGCCAATCGGTTTATTACCTGTTGTTTCCCATCGTCTACACCTAGCATGACAAGTGGAATCTTGCTTCCAGATGCTTTACCAATCTTATAATTTAACGGTATGCCAGGTGTTCCGGCCGTACCTTTGATGGCAAATCGTTGCTTGCTGAAGTTCTTTTCACAGTATTTATATACTTTTGACGTGTAGTGACCGCCGGAGTCAATGAAAGCACGTGCTACTTTAAGCCCTGTTCCGTTCTTAAATCGGTACACCTTATCAAGCACCGCATCAAGTGCATCCCATGTCGCTTTATTATCAGGTTCTCCTAAGATAACACCCTTACAGATCCCCCAACATTCTTCACCGTACCCCCAACCGGTGATTTCATACTCTAACCGGTTGTCTTGTGTATCGACGGCACCAGTTAGCAGTAACACACCGTCCGGAAGGTCTGCGCCGTACTTCTCACGGCGCCTAATGAATTGTTGATAGTCTTCGAATGCACCTTGTTGCGCATATGATTCACCAAAACGAGTATTCATAACTACTTTTTCACGTGTAGGGTCGCCTTTTGCCTCTAGCCATTCCCTCATTATGTCATTCCATGTGAGCCACGGAGACGTGAATCCATTCACAAAAAAACTGCGTATGCCATTATGCAACGCAGCTGGGTTTTTCGATATGTACTTTTGAGGGACTTTCCGCATTTCGTCTTCAGAGAATGTAGATCCGCAATCTGGACACCGCCATTTCACATCACTAACTACTACAATCTTCCGGCCTTTAGCGTCCTTATGTTCCTCTGTCTCACATTCCATCTCAGTATGTCGTATCAAATGATACTCACCACAATTAGGACACTCATGTTGCCACTCTTCTTGCGTACCTGTTTGATACTCTACATCGATTCGTGAGCTACCTTCATTAGTTGGCGTGGAGAATAGCCCCATAACTCTATTCCAGAATGTTGTCATACGTTTGGCAGCAAGGTCTACTGGGTCACCTTCTGTACCGGCACTATCTGGGAAACGGTCTACTTCGTCCGCAAGTAGCACACGCACAGGACGTGATGCCAATCCTGCCGGACTGTTCGCCCCACACATAATAAGACGGCCACCAGGGAATAACTTAGATAAGATTGTGTTCTTACCATCTCTTGTTTTGGCACCGTCTTCAGATTTCGTTTCATAGAATACCTGTGATAGTACTTTTGTATCACGGATCATTGGAGAAATACGAGATTTTGAATAATCTTGAGCCAATTCGATAGTCGGTTGAATCATCATCACCGCACATGGATCAAGATGAGCGTATCGCCCTAGGACATTATTCATGATATCTGATTTTCCCACTTGACTGGCGCTCTTAACCACTACACGATTGATACCAGGTTGCGTGAAAGCATCCATAATATCCTTTTGATATGGCGCTCTACTCGTTTTCCAACGCCCTGGTTCAGCAGAAAGGCCTTGTGATAGCATGCGATAATCGTCAGCCCATTGGCTAACACTGGTTTTTGGTAGTGGTTTTAGACCCATTTTAGAGACATATTGCCACAATTCTTTTGCCGTTTTCATGCCATCACCTTCTTTTTTAAACTAAAAAAGCGCACCCATTTGTACGCTTAACCTTGTACCATTTATAGATGTAAACATCATAGCTATTAATGCCTGAGTTTCGACATCCGTATGGCACACTACCTCCATATGTTTTATGTCATGTGCTGATATATTTAGTCCTTGTCTATATTTATATAAGAATTCAGGCATTGCCTTTTCTATCATCAAATATAAATAAAAGGGAATTACATTTCTCGGTTGAATCACCACATATTTTGCATCAACTTGTTGTGATGTATCTAAATATAATAACTCCCCTTTACTTGCAGATACTTGCAAGCAAATACAACCCTCCGGATACATTTGATTCTTCTTAGGACGCCCCAGTATATCAGCAACTTCCGTAATTTTAAATTTCTTGTAATTTTTTAACATTACACAAACATCTTTTGAAGTAAATACTTCTTAACATCTTCTATTTTTTTTATCACAGCTTCTTGCTCCTCAATTGTACAAGCACTATCAGAAGATACCAAGAATTCTGTAAATTCTTTTACAAATTCATCATGCTCCTTCTGCGCGTCTGGATCCGTACAAACTAATAGCTTTAACATCTCCGCAATTTCTAAACCCAACGTCCGACTTTCTCGATTAATTTCGTTCAGTTCTTTAGCAAGCTGTACTGCATCTGGTATTTCTTCAGGCTCAAAGCTATCAATATATCTAGGTATATTCAAGTTATAATCGTTTTCTTCTATTTCAGAAATGCTAACTTTTCTTGAATACTTTTCAATATCAGAACGATTGTTATAAGTATCAATAACTTTTAACACATGTTCTGATGTCATTATATTTTTGCTTTTATCCTTAACGAAACCTTTTTGAGCATCGATAAATAATATATCTTTATTTACTCTATTTTTCTTAAATACAAGTATACATACAGGTATCCCTGTATTGGTAAATAAATTAGATGGTAATCCTATTACCGCATCAAGCAAATTGTTTTTAATCAAATTTTGACGAATATCACCTTCAGCTTGTCCGCGGAATAAGACACCATGCGGTAAAATATACACTGCTGTCCCGTTATTTTTAAGAGAATAAATACCATCTAAAATAAAAGCATAATCTGCTTTACTTTTTGGTGCTAATTTATACCCATCAAAACGTTCATCATTAACAGGCACCCACGATAGACTATATGGAGGATTACTAATAATCGTATCAGCCTTATATGTACCTTCATCTATACATACTTCTCTGATAATCTGTGGCGCTTGATTACTAATCTCCACCTTATATTTCGCTATATTTTCTTGAGTTAGTACATTTCGTTCTATTACAACAGCAGGTACTCCGTTCATTACCAAATTAAAAAGTAGTTTTACAAATTTAAAAGAAGCAAAAGAAGCTCTTAAATCTGCTAAAGATAATGGATTTGCTGAAGATATCACAGCACCGTTAGAAAAAGCTGTAAATGCGATTGAAAAAGAACGCGATACTGCGAAGTCTGAATTTGATGAAGCTGATGAAAAAGTTCAAGCTGCTACAGCTGAAATTCAAGATTTAACTGAAAAACGTGATAATCTTCTTGAAGAAGTAAAAAAAGCTCATTTTTCAGCACGACATTGGTGTTATGCGTGGCAATTAGGTTATGGTACTAACCAACGCTATCGTGCTAACGATGACGGTGAGCCTAATAACACGGCAGGTATACCTATTTACGGGCAAATTCAGTCCTTTGAACTCACTAATATACTAGTGATAGTAGTACGTTATTTTGGAGGAATTAAGTTAGGTGTAGGCGGATTAGTGCAAGCCTATAAAACTACTGCCCAACTTACCCTGCAAGAAGCCGAAATTGAAGAAAAACTCATTACCGAAGAGTTGTGTATCCGTTTTGAATATCCATTGATGAACAAAGTAATGCGCGTAGTAAAGGAGCAAAACCTCAATATCACCCAGCAGTTACTTACCGAAAAT